CTAGCAGACTTTATAAAAACTACGGAAAAGAAGTTTTAGATATTTGGCAGTTTGTTCGTCAATGTATCGCTTGAATCTCATTATTTTTCCTCCTTATACGAATATTAATTCGTTTGGTTTAACGAATTTTCTCATATTTTTTCCTAGTAATTTTTCTCTTGCCAATCTTTTTACTAACATCTTCTGCCAAATATCTAAAACTTCTTTTCCGTAGTTTTTATAAAGTCTGCTAGCGATTGATTGCAATGAACCATATCTTTCAAACAAATCTACTAGAGTGAATTGATCCCATACCTTTTTATTCTGCATCTTTAATTGCTTCAATGCATGTATTTGAGCATCGATTTCAAAGTGAGTCATGTTTACATCTAGCTCGCCTAGTTTTATTAAATCTTGATTTGCATTTTCAAAAGATTTCAAGAGTGTCTTAGTAATATGGTTATTGTGAAAAGTATCATTAAGCCAATGTGAAATTTCATGCGCCGTTGTTGATTTTATAGAACTCGGTACTAGTTCATTTTTAAAATTAGTTAATTGTTTTGGAGATATGGTACTATATTGACCTTTCAACCATACCTGAATGGCAAAGTAATTAACCGATATTTGTATTTGACTATCAGAAATAGAACCTAATGCTTTTGATATTGCCTTTCCCGGTCTATACCATGCACCATCGTGAAAACATCCCAATCTTATGCTGCATGGATTAAGAGCGTGTGCTGCTTGCGCTTCTTTACCGGGAAGTTTATCGGATTTAATTGATGCTATTTCAATATCTGACATTACACCCTGATACATAATTACATTATATTTGTTTATAAATTTTAAAGTATTATTCCAATACTTGTCTATGTCTTTTATAAAAGCATTAAAATAATTATCGTATATATATTTTACATCTTTGGATACGGTAAAAGTCTTTTCTAAAAGCAGTTCTTCCATTAAGTATTTTTTAAATCTCATTATCCTACCCTCAGTTCTTGTGATCTTGTTTTGAAATTTTTCTTTCGCATTATGGACTTGGTTACTAAGTCAAATTCATTTTGTAAAGAATCCCAAACAATAGCAAATGGAATATTCAAATCACTTGCCATATCTTTAAGCACCGCTTCAGCACCATCGGGGAATTTTGATATTCTTTGTCCGTGTTTTCTATATGCTTTTCGAAACATATTCGCTAATTCTGAAAAAGTAATTTGTTTTTTGTTTCTCTTATCGTTCACTCTTTCAAAAAAATGTTTAGTGAATTCAACATCTATATTGAAATTCTTAAAAAGCATATCAGCATACATCTCAAGATTTCTCAAATCTTGAAGTGTAATTTTATCTTCTTTTTCAATTAGATATTGCTTGAATCTCATATTATCTCCATACTTTTGTTTCACCATATTCATCTTTTATTGTTTCTTTTTTAGGTTTATGATCGAATATTTGATTAATAGCAAGATGATATTTTTTGCTGTTTTTATCTTCAACTTCAACGTAAATATTAGCAAATCCCTTTCTATCAATATTTGTTATATCTACTATTGTACCTTGTATGATTTTTTGATTAAATCCAACTACAGCATAAACCTTATCCCCTTCTTTGGGTAATCTTTTTATATCTAAATAAGATCCTTTTTTTATTTCAATTAGATATTGTTTGAATTTCATTTCATTTATATCCTTTCTGTTTTCTTAATTTATCAATAATGGATCTTGCTTTGTTTCTAACAGCATCTTCCCCTTTTGCTTTTTTCAATTCTTTTTGCATTTCTTCAAAAGTTTCTAATGTTTCTTCTGTTTCAGGTAAGGTAACAACGTTCAATGCAATCTTTTTATTACAACTGAATTTACCTGCTTTTTCATAAATATCAAAAATCATCCATGCAGCTTGACGCATGAAAACACTTCTATTCACTCTTACATAAAGGTTATCACCTATAGGAATTACGTAAGTTCCTTTATCAGTAAATGGTTGTTCTGCCCCAAGTTTTTTAATCAAAAATGTATGCATATCACGTTTGGTAAACTTGCTTTTCTTTCTTGCCTTTCCTTCAATAATCTTTTTTACCTTATCTGAAGGAAAAATCTTTTCAGGATTGCCTAAGAATGCATGGTCTTTGGTTGATCCCCATTCTTGTTTACCGAATTTATGTCGCTTGTTATGTGCGAATGCATAAGTGATAGTTGTAAGTGGAAATGAAATACTACCGTATCCCAAAAGACCACTAGATTTAATATCCGAAGTAAATGTGTAAACATCAAGTTCAAAAACAATGCTTCTGTCATTGTTAAAAAACTCAGAACGAAACCCTACAGAATCGTAAATTGCCCATTTGCTATCTTCAGGAAAACTTTTAATCATATTATGATTGAAAGGTTCTTTTGTCATATTGCTAAAGTATTTTATGAATTCTTCAGGTTTGAATTCCGAAAGAAGCATAGTTTTAACTGCTATAGCAAGTTGTCTTTTTTGTCTTCTTCGTTCTTCAATATCATCTTGTGTAAATTCTCTGCTTGTTTTGGCTCTTTTCAATGAAGCATATGCATCGTTTACATCCTGCATTTCTTCTTTGCTACCCCCTCTATCGGGATGTGATTCCATGCTGCGTTTTCTATATGCTTTTTTCAATGCATTAGGATCTCCCAAATCTTGTTTGTTCAATTTCAAAACCTGAAGTGCTTTATCAACTGACATTTCGTTGATTATCATTAGATATTTTTTAAATCTCATTCTCTATCTCCTGTAAAATCTCACCATCTTCATCATCTTCTTTTGGTATCAATCTATATTTCATAAGTGGTTTTCCATTAATAAGTGGCTCCCCTCTTTCGTTATATTCGATTGATTTTATTTTAATCTTTTTGTTCTTGAAGCGACCACCTAGTATTGTATCACCAACTTCAATATCAATTTCAACTGATTCCTGTAAGTATTTTTTAAATTTCATAGTTAATATCCGTAAATACTAGTATCGATATTGTTATCTTCGTAATCGAAAATTCTTTCGCTATCTTCTTCTATGTTCTCATTTTCCAAAGTAGGATCTGAATCAGGTGAAGACGCTGAAAGTGCAAGTGATTCAGTAGGACCATTATCTCCATATGCCGATAGCGGAGTCGTAAGCGTATCGGATAATTGCGGTGAAGGTCTTCGATTGAATCTTGCAATTTCTCTTGCCGAATCTGATTGTTCGCTGAATCTATACGGTCTAAGCACAAATCCCCAAATCATTTTCTTCAACTGAAATATTTTTTCTTCTTCAGCAACGTCTGCAATTTCATATGCTCTATTGTTCCACGGTGTAATTAAACAATCTCCCGGTACAGGATGATATCCTGCCGAAACATCTCTTGTCAATGTAAGTTTCGGAATAGAAGCAAAGGAAATTACTTCTTCCGAATTGATTCCATATCCCGTAGTCAACGTAGGCTCTTCCGTAGGTTCGTATAATAACTTGGTAGTAAACGGACCAATATATCTTGTTCTCGTCGATTCCCCCTATAAGTAATCTTGTTGTACGTTCGGATCTCTAATATAGTAACGGCATAGAATGCCTCTGATATCTGTAAACTCTACAATATAATCGTCGAACAAAGCATGTTCAGGATTGTTTTGTATATCGTAAAGTTGCCATTTCGGTTTTGCCAATCTATTAGCTTTCATTATCCACCTAGTAATTTAGTTTGTGTTTCCATGACTAAAGATAATGCGTTTTCCAATTGCTTTACTCTTCTCTTCAATGATTTTATTTCCTTGATTAAGTCATTGTCAGAAGCGGTGGATACCCCTCCGCTCTTTTCCATCAATTTTCTTTTTTTGGCATCTACTAGCTTTTGCATACTTGAATCGAACTCCGAATAATCATCGTTTCTTTCTTCACTTACCCTTGGATCTCCTACAGGTCTAGTGGTTCCTTGTGCTTCAGCTAAAGATGGTGTAGGTTGCTCAATCTTAATCGGTCTAAATGCACTACCATCTTTAAACATCTTCTCGTATGCATCTAAAATTCTTTGTGACATATTATTTCCTCCTTATTCTGCTAAAATTATTAATTTGTTTTCCATCGGTCCTTCGTCCAACTGTACCCCTTCATAACTTTCGTTTATTTTTCTATACTTATTCATGGTTTTTCCCCTTATAAATCTAATCCTGTTAGTTCTTCTGCTTCTTCTTCTCCCGCTTCTTCAAATTTTTCATGGTCAGGATCTATATATTCAAGTAGTGATTCGAATTCCCCAATATGCTCTTTTTCTTCGTTGGTAATATCCAAAAGAATTTCTTTAATGTTTTCATCCACGGTCATTTTTGCCATCGCTTCATAAAGACTTACAGCATCTAACTCAGCTACGATTGAAAGCCTTAAAATCGCCTTGTCTCTTTCAATGCCTTGAGGAATATCTTTCAAGTTTTGTGTTTTAATAAACATCTCTTTTAATAAACTAACTTTTTTTGATTCAGTTAAATAATCTTTGAAATTTACCATTTTATTCTCCTTTTATCCGACGATTATTCCTAGACCTTCGAATACTTCTTCAAGTCTTAGAGTTTCTTCCAATGCTAATTTTTCTTCTTTTCCTTCGCTTACCAATTGATCCCCATCTAGTGAAATTCCGATATTTCCAATTGAATTAAAATTAGCAAACTTGCTTCTAATTCTACCTAAAAGAATTTTACACTCTGCCAATGCATAATCAAATATCCAATCGCTTGTATAAAAATTTTCATTTGAAGTGGAAGAATATTTTCCTAGCCTTTTATAATTTGCCGTATTTCTAGTTCTCATACTGTTGTAATGTGTTCCATCAATCATGAAGGAACGCACTAGAATAAATCCCGGAGAATCCACTGTCATTGGATTTCCATTTTCATCTTTTACATCCAAAGCATTTCCCGAAGGTGGTGCGGGATGTACCTCAATTTGATTGGTATATCTATGATATTTATAATTGTAAACCGAAGGAGTATATCTATCTACTAGCTCTAGAAAATCTCTTGCAATATGATAGCTAACCAATGTATAAGCATCTCCACCTGTCCAAATAATCGGGTCAAAAACGCCTCTTGAATATAGAAAATTGTCTACTGTAAACAAAGTATTAATGCCATATTCAGCACCTTGATCTTCGTATTCTACAATATCAACTACACCAATAGGTAAGTCGTAGAAGTGTTGCCCTGCTGAAAGCATTACAGTAAAGTAAGTTTCCAAAGTGGCATTGCCGACTGCCCACTTAACGAACTTATCTCTAGCGTAGTCAATGGCATCTGAAATTTGAGTAGGATCTAATTCTACTTTGACTACAGGATATCCCAATCTTCTTTTGATTCTTTCAGCTAAAGCATTTTTGCTTTCTCTAATGTCTAATGCCATTTCTTATTCTCCTTTATACCTTTTTTATTCCTGCTTTACTATATTTTGCTCCATTCTTCAAAAGCCAATCAACTTTATCTTCAAAAGAGGGATTTCCACGTTTAAAACTATTAAAATCCACTTTTTTACCAAAATTTTTCAACTGAGATGTTAGTGATTTAATAAATTCACCTTCTATGTAGGAATTTAAATTAGTTGGTAAATTTAACTTCTTATATTCTTTCCAAGTAAGATGCGTTACAAAACCTTCAGCATCAACCGCTGCTATATACATTTTAGCCCCTCTTGTGCCTTGTATTTTTCTACCTTCTTGTGTATAAATTCCCTTTTTAACATAATCTCCCTTTGCTTCCCCCAAGTATTTTTCTATTAAGTCCATTTTTTATTCTCCATATAAGATTTCATTTATATTTATACTTTTTAGTTAAACACGTTACTATTTGTCAACCAACTCCAATCATCAATATCATCTTCAATATCTGTTAGTATTCCCCATGCATCACTTTCGTTTGCATCTTTCTTAAATTTCCAATCCTCTTCTAATATGTTCATTTCAAAAAGATAACAAGCCCAATACAGTCCACTTACCAAATCATCGGGTTTATCCTTTCCAAAAAACTTATTGTTTTCCTCAATGAAGGAACCTAGTTCTTCTACCGTATCTCTATCTCGTAAAGTTAAGGAACCATCCTCAATAATTTTTTTCATTAGAAGAACGGCTTTAGGTTTTGTATTCTTGTCTGCACGAATACCAAGTTTTGCTTCTTTAGAACCTGAATTTACCAAGTTTTCATTTTCGTAATTCCACCATAGTTGACCGATTACAGAACTTCCTTCACCATTGTTTTCGCACATGATATATGCTTCGTTATAATAATGCGAAAGTCTGTTTACTATTGCGGAGAACTTAAAAACATCTGTATAGTTGTCTTGAAATGTAGCAACTTGTTCCATGTCAATTGGATTGACTGAATTGATTTTCAGAACTTGAATGGTAGAAAAGTTTTCTCCCGTTCCCTTTGCAGGGTCACAATTATGAGTAGTTATATTTCTACATAAAAATTCATGACTATCAGTTTCGAAATTATATACATCTCCTTCATATTGTGTTTTTTCTATTTTTTTAATTTTAAAATAAATATACTTTCCATCATTACTAAAATAACAATATCTTTTATTTCTATTTTTTTGTGATCTATATTTACATTTATACCCAATTAAAGGCGATATTATATTAGAATCATAATTTGATAGAGTTAAAGAATATTTTTTTCTAACTTTACTTTCTTTTTTTCCTATTATACATGTATGTTTTTTCTTCTTCTGTAAACTAGAAATATATCCTAAAGAATATAATATATCTTGTATTCCTTCTAGTAATTCAAGTGAAACGCTACTTATATTAAAATTAGAACTTTTTCTTTTATTATTTTCATATAAACATCCATCAGAATCAATATACCCTTTTATTAATTCCAATTTATATTTCTCAGGGATGTATTTTACCCATTCTGATATGTATTTTCCATGTGAATATTTACCAAAATTATCTTCTAAGAATTTATGCAATTGCTTAGAACTAAAAACAGTATTAACACAAGAATCTTTATCAAATATTATTACCGATCTATTATATTTTTCAAATAGTTTTTGTATTTTTTCAGCAAAATAATATTCCGATTCTATATCATGGCAAGTATGAATAGAATAGCTATTTTTATAATTTTGTATCCATCCATCACCTAACCAACATCCTATAAACCACCAAAAATCTTTATCTAAAATTAAATCTTCATTAATAGAAAAATCTTTTCTTGTTATACTAGAATATTGATTGATTTTATTTTTTAGATTATCGTCTGATAAATCTTTATCTTTATATATATTAGGATATCTAATCCAATCTTTAGTTGTTATATCTTTTACTGCTTTAAATTTAAAATCAAAATCTCTATATCTTGATTCTCCACGTTTTCTTTTTAATTGTGGATTTTCAGAAACATATAAAGGATGTTCAGAAGTAAATTTAGTTGACCTATAAGATCCATATACAGAAATATCATAAATATAGTCTTTAATATTTTTATA